GAACCATGAAGGACGCGGGCGGCAATTATCTGTGGAACAGCATGAGTGACACCATTCTCGGCAAGAAGGTGTACATCTGCAATCAGATGCCGGATGCCACAAGCGGAAACAAGCCCATCGCCTTTGGCGACTTTTCCTATTACTGGATTGTGGACAGAGCGCCCATTAGTATCACCGTCCTGCAGGAACTGTTTGATGCCGATCAACAGATTGGCTATCTTGGCTATGAGTACCTCGATGCCAGACTGTTGCGTACCGAGGCCATCCAGGTCATTCAGATGACGAAGTAATCCCGCTGGACAAGCCTGTGGTGGTGTGATGCTGCCACAGGACGCTGTCTGGCTCGTATGGAGGAATCACTATGACCAAATCTGAAATATCTGCCCTCAACGATATGAGGACAATGGGCAAGAGCGCCGGAGACATCGCCATCACACTGCATCTATCCGTCAACACCGTGCGATCCTACATGCGACGGCATCCGTTACCGGAAAGCCAGCAGGCCATCTGCCGGAATTGTGGAAAGCCTATGCAACGCCGTCCCAATTGCAAGATCAAGCTGTTCTGCACAGATCAATGCCGAAATGCGTGGTGGAATACGCATCCGGAGCTGGTTAAGAGGAAGGCTTTTTATCATCTTTGTTGTCAGTATTGTGGAAAGGAGTTCACCAGCTATGGCAACAGCAAACGAAAATACTGCTCCCGAAGCTGCTATGACGATAGCCGAAAAGCGACTGCGGTACCAGACCTTGACCGCACTGATGAGAACGCTTACTGACAGCGGAGAATTAACTGCCGTTACAGCAGAGCGAGCGCAGCAGATAGCGGCTACGATCTGCGGCTTTGAACGTTCAAGTATTTTTATCAATTGATACCGAGAATAGACTTGCTATTTCCTGCCCGTAGAGTGATAGATAGGCTACCCCAATTTGATACAAAGGAGGCACTTATGAACAGGCAAGTAAAGAAAATCGAAGCAGCGCCTCAGATGCCAAAGGTCATCCGGGTAGCCGCATACGCAAGGGTATCCAGTGGCAAGGATGCCATGCTCCATTCCCTTGCGGCACAAGTGGAGTATTACAGCAACTACATCCGCCGCCACCCCGGATGGGCGTATGTGCGTGTCTATGCGGACGAGGCAAAAGCAGGTACCAAGGACACCCGCGAACAGTTCCAGCGGTTACTGGCCGACTGTAAGGCTGGCAAGATCGACCACATCGTTACCAAGTCCGTTTCTCGGTTTGCCCGGAATACAGTCACGCTGCTGGAAACGGTGCGAGAGCTGAAAGTGAGCGGCATTTCCATCTATTTTGAGGAGCAAAATATTGACACCGCCTCTGCTGACGGGGAACTGATGCTCACCATCCTCGCCAGCTTTGCCCAGGAGGAGAGTCTCTCCGCCAGCGAGAACCAGAAGTGGCGCATCAAAAAGAACTTTGAAGAAGGGATGCCCTGGAATGGCACTGTGCTGGGGTATAGCTATCGGGACGGGCAGTATGTGGTCGCTCCGGATGAAGCGGAAACGGTGAAGCGCATCTTCGCTTTGTTCCTTGCGGGAAAGGGCATCGAAGCCATCGCCAAAATACTGAACGCAGATGGGATACCCACCCGTCAGGGAAAACGCTGGGGCAAAAGCAGCGTCAGCAAGGTGTTGCGGAACTACTCTTACACCGGAAACTTACTGCTGCAACAGACCTACCGGGAAAATCACCTGACCAAGCGAACACTGATGAACCACGGAGAACTGCCCCAGTACCACGCTGCCCATACCCACGAGGCGATCATTGGCCTGGAGACGTTCCAAGCAGTGCAGGAGGAGATCAGACGCAGAGCGGAGAAGCACACTCACCCCGGTGTCTCGCCCAAAGCCTACCCGTTCACCGGGCTGTTGGTCTGCGGTGGCTGCGGCAAGCACTACCGGAGGAAGATGACCAAGACTGGCCCGGTATGGATCTGTGCTACCTTTAACCAGTACGGAAAAGCCGCCTGTCCGTCCAAGCAGGTGCCGGAGGAAACCTTGGAAAACGCTATCAGTGACGCACTGGGTTTGGATGAGACCACCGCCGATGCCCTCCGCGATAAAATAACGGCGATACGGGTGGAGAACGGCAATCAGCTGGTATTCTGCTTTCCAGATGGAACGGAAGCCGTTAAAACATGGACAGACCGCTCCAGAGCGGAAAGCTGGACGGAGGAAATGCGGCAAGCCGCCAAAGAGAAAGCCATGGAACGAGGTGAGCATAATGGCAACCGCTAAAAATGTAACCGTTATCCCCGCTACGCTGAATCTTCACACCAGAACGCCTTATTCCGCAAAGGTGCGCCGCCGGGTCGCAGCCTACGCTCGTGTTTCTACGGACAGCGAGGAACAGCTTACCTCCTACGAAGCACAGGTGGACTACTACACGCACTTTATTGAGGAAAACCCGGAGTGGGAATTTGTGTCGGTCTATACCGACGAGGGCATTTCCGGTCTTAACACCAAGAAACGTGAGGGCTTCAACACCATGATTCAAGATGCCTTGGACGGGAAAATCGACCTGATCGTCACCAAGTCCGTATCCCGTTTTGCCCGGAACACCGTAGACAGCCTCACCACTATCCGCAAGTTAAAGGAGGTGGGCTGCGAATGTTATTTTCAGAAAGAGAACATCATGACATTCGACTCGAAGGGAGAACTGCTGATCGCTATCATGTCCTCTCTTGCGCAGGAGGAAAGTCGTTCCATCTCGGAAAACGTTACTTGGGGCCAGCGCAAACGCTTTTCGGATGGTAAGGTCAGCATGGCCTACGGACAATTTCTTGGCTATCGCAAGGGCACAGATGGCCTGCCAGAGATTGTGCCCGAGGAGGCCGAAATCGTCCGACGTATCTACCGGGAGTTCATGCAAGGCCAGTCCAGCAATGCTATCGCAAAACATCTGACGGATGAAGGTATCCCCACACCCGGAAAGCGGAAGGTTTGGCAGCGGGCCACAGTGGAGAGCATTCTGTCCAACGAGAAGTACAAAGGATCTGCGCTGCTGCAAAAGACCTTTACCGTTGATTTTCTCTCCAAGAAAACGAAAATCAACGAAGGAGAAGTGGCTCAATACTATGTGGAGGACAGCCATCCGGCTATCATCGATCCGGAAGAATGGCAAGCAGCGCAGGTAGAAATGGCTGCTCGGAGGACCAGCGGCAAACGGCACCGCCAGACCAGCCCGTTTTCCGGCAAACTGTTCTGTGGAGACTGCGGTGAGATATACGGCTCCAAGGTCTGGCATTCCACCAGCAAGTACCGCCGGGTCATCTGGCAATGCAATGGGAAATTTACCGGGAACAGCAAATGTGAGACGCCCCATCTGTACGAAACCCAGATTCAAGAGTTGTTTCTTGCGGCGTTCAGCGAGTACATGGCTAACCGGGACAGCGTTATAGCAGACCTTCAGCGCACCAAGAAAACGCTCACAGACACGGATTTCATTGACGAGGATATTGCTGCGGAGGAACGGGAAATGGCGCTGCTCTCGGATATGATTCGAGCCTGCATCAACGCCAACACCGATAATACCCTGTCAGCGCAGGATTACAGAATCCGGTATGAAGAACTGTGCCATCGTTTTAAGAAAGCGGAAAAAAGGCATGATACGCTCCTTGCCCAGCACCAGCAGATGGAGCACGAGGCAGTTATCATCAGCGGCCTGCTGTTTGAAATTTCAGAATTGGACACGTTTCCCATCACTTTTGACGAGAAGTTGTGGAACGCCACCATCGACCGAGTGACAGTTTACGCTGATGAGAGACTGGTGTTCCGGTTCAAAGATGGCACGGAGATCACCGAGACGCTGTGACCAAGAACAAAAACAGAGAAGGCTCAAGTCGGAGAAAATTCGACCTGAGCCTTTTTGCATATGCCATGATATAACGATTGATAAAATAACGATTTGTACCGCAAACAAGTAGCGTTAGCAGTAGCACGGAGACTCATTTCTTTTTGTGCTTTGGCTCCGAGCAATGAAAAACCCCCGGTTTTACTGCATTTTTGGCATAAAAAAAGAGTTACCGCAGTCGATACATTGTATCAACTACGGTAACTACTATGGTGCGGGTAGTGGGACTCGAACCCATACGACCATTCAATCACAAGCACCTCAAGCTTGCCTGTCTACCAATTCCAGCATACCCGCATTCCAATATTTTGTTCGCTGAATGAACCAGCCTGTTTATTATACGGCAGGGATGCGGATTTGTCAAGCGGGAAAATGCAAAAATTCCGGGGAAGGGAAAAACCGGGGTGGAGGGGGCCAGGGATGGGGTGAAGTTTGGTGGATTTTTTCAGAGGGGATTTTGGC